CTTAAATTTATGGGCAGTTACCGAATCCAATAGTGATATAAACGTTTCCTGAAATAGTACCTAACCACCCTGCGGGTAGACGAAAATCAAAATAACCAATATTGCCATTGTTTCCACCCCATACACCTGTCGCGATAATTGGAGTTCCTGGATCCATCATATCAAAATATGTAATAGTTCCACCGCTTAACATATTGCCTAATTTAATCCATCCAAATCTTTTTGCAGGCGGTTGTGATGGCATGGCTGTAGTGTAGTCAATTTGTACGTAATACGATTGACCTTGTACGGGAGTATCACCAATCACACCTACTCCAATTGTACAATATCTACCAGGCGTTGCATTGGTCAAAACTAAATTACACGCATCACCTAAATTAGTACCTAAAGTAATTGATGGAGCAGAACCAGATATATAAGTAAATGTATCAAAGAATACGCAAGGATCAGGGCCTGGTATTGGATATTGACTCGCAGTAATATTCAGCGTATCATATTCGTTCGCTAATTGAAGGCGCAATGATTGGTTATATTTACGACTATTCCTTTCACGGCGCATCAAATAGTTTGTGTCCTCAACAACAACAGGGAGAATAGTGTAACCATCAACGTTGTCATCAACCATCCATACTGATTTTGAGTAGAACAAGTCTTTCATCCACTTATATTCACTCTCAGTTACCCAATCGCTTGTTAAATTGATGAATGTCTTTGTAATGGGCTCACGCTCATTGAGTGACCTTGAATAATTCTTTGTGTCAAATGGAGTATCAACATCCGCCGTATTATAGTTGCCAAGATATGTCTTGTATCTTTTCTTTTCGACATCAATAGAACGCTCATTCTTTTTTATGAAAGAGTAGCTATCCCATCCACCTAATTGATTTAACCAATACAAATGCACTGGATTGTGTTTGCAATCCTCATCAATATAAAATCCGTACTTCGCAGTCACCTCATCCTCTGCTACGTCAATTCCAACTATTGTCCAAAAGGATGTATCGTCAGCTTGTTCTTGAGATATATATGCGCCATCCACTAAGTTCTTTAATCCTGCAGGAATATGAATTAATGCGCCATCTAAGAATGCCATAAGAATGTCAAATGTTATGATTTCAGCATATGCGTTGTCATATAATACATATCTAAAATTCTCAATGTTTACGTAGGGATAGTTTTGATTTATGAAAGTGCCATCATCCGCAATCCAAGAAAGAATCTTGTATGCGCTATCCTGAGCGCCTGTAACATTAGACCTTGATATGCGTTGCCAATTGATAACCTCTTGTTGTAATGTCGCAGGAATATTGATCCGTGAAGCTATGGTCTCAGCGTTAAAACCTATCGTATTGTCGTAGCATTGGCTAAGTGCGATTGGTTTGGTGTCGTTACTACCCATTACAAGGAAATTGCTTTTACCTTTGCCATATACGCACATCAAATCATAGGTAACTGTGACTGAATCGTCCTCAGTGAATACCCCTGCTACATCATATCCCTCAAAAAGTCGTATCTTGAATTTTCCCACTAAATTATCATTCATTACTAACGCATCGGATATTTGCAGTATCACATCATCACTATTGGGAATAGTTACGCCAGTCGTTACTAATTGGTTAAAGATAGTCTTTGCATTAAATACACCACTACCTACCGCATTGGGCGCAATATAAAATTTGTACTCATTGCCAGTTAATGAATCTTCTATTTCTACCACGTATTTGAAGCCACTATTTGCGAACTCGGATGAAGTCATTGTGAATGAGACATCGTTGTTTGAGTAGCACATTCCTTTGAATTCATCTACTCCTTGCGCTGAAAGACCTCTGACTGCTGCGTTGTATGCCATTATATTTTTATTTTACCTTGTAAATTTTCTTCGATTGCTATTGTGATTTCACCTTTTAAGGCTGCTAAAAATCTATCGTTAAAATCGACTACCGTTTCATTCACGGCATCTCTAAAATAGAATAGTGGTTTGATACCCCTCCGTGCTATTGACCTTGCTATCTTACTTGCCATCCAATCGGTAGCATCTTCCTTTGCTTTTGGAGTAGCGAACTTTTTGAATGCCCCATTTGGTTCACGTGGTTGTATGCGTTTAATCTTCATCCAGTTACGAATCGCATCCACATCAACCGACTTTTTTCTAAATGAAAATCGAGAGTTGTTATTAACCTGATAACCATTCACACCCTCTTCAACAAATACCGAATATTCACTCGCAGTACCTTTCGCAAAGAAATCAATGCGTCTATATTTGCTATCGTACCGGTACGTCAATGACTTGCGTAATGTGTCAGATGCGACCGCCCTGCGTTTCTTTCCGTTCACGGTGCGATATACACCAAGATTGAGCATAGCACGTTCCACAACCTCCTGCCCAAACTCGTTCATCAATTCATTGATTGGATTAGTAGCCATTGGTGAACGTTAAAAATGCGGTGTTACTATCTTCAATTAAAAGGTCAACAAAGGCATCAATACCCTTTTCAATTAGTGCGTTCCTAAATGGTGCGTAATCATCGCTCATATCCCATCCAAAAAAGATATTGTACCCAATAACTTCTAAGATTTGCAACTCTCCTTTTGTTGTAATTATATATCTCATATTTCCACCTGGCATGATAAGTTCATAACCCTTCCACTTGTTGCAGTTGCGTTATTGACTGCCTTTATACCAATATCATCTCCTGCGCTAAAAGCTACTGAGGTTGCTCCACTATTTGCTTCCGTTCCACTTGCGCTCCCTGCTGCAATGGTTGTAACTACTGCGGTATCAACTTGATTTTTTCTTAAGGTAAAAACCAAAGAGCCAGTTCCACTTTGTGAGGTGTAAATTTTAACGTAAAATTTAGAGAAAGTAGATGCTGCAGGAGCTACTGTAAGCCTATTAGCTTCAACACTTAAAAAACTTGTGCTACCAAAAGTAATATAAGATGTAGTTGATGCAGAAATAGTGTTATCTAAAAATGTTATTAAAAATGATTTTGACGTGGATACAGTTGGTGTTTGATTAACCCATAAGTCAGTTGATGAATTATAGGTTAATACTTGACCATTAGTAGGCGATGTTAAAGATACATCATGAATTTCTCCTAATTCATAACCATTCTGCACACGTACATACATACGCCCTGCACTCCCATTACTGGCAGTTGTAACGAATCCAAGATAAACCAAATGATTTGGTGCAAGTGGTTTGGTGTGACTAAACGAACCTGCAGTTGAGCCAAGATAAACTGGATCACCATCCGCCCACGTTGAAGTAGGGAAAAGATTTAGACCATCAATTTGACCTTGCATTATTATCAATCCTTTCTGATTCGCACCTATTGAAGTAGACAATACCACACCAATAGTCTGCGCCGAAAGTGCATCCGTTGTATTGCTTGCTAACTTAACTTTAAGACGGTCACCTTGCCCACCAAATGCGTATACCGCTTGTCCTTTTGTTATGGTTGTGGATTCAGCATTGGTCACATAACTGAGCAATGTATTTGGAGCAGTGCCAATAACTTGAAATCGGTTAGTTGTGGAGTTGTAAACGCATAGCATTTCAGCACCACTAATAATATCACCACCAATCACCTCACCATCATTATTTCGGTACAATGGAATCGCACCAAGTGAGTTGATGTTTAGCGTTGCTGAAGTTGTATTGCCAATCACAAACCTAATCAAGAACGCATCCGCATCATTGTAAGCAATCACCCCACTAATTGTGGTTGTGTAAGTATCCGTCCCTGAAGTATTGCCGTGAGGTATACCACTCCCACCCCCACCGCCTGGTATTGTTTTCCAAGTGTTGTCCGCAGCTAAATAGTCAGTACTTGCAGCAGGATCATTTGTAGTGTATTGCAGTTTCTTCATTATTCGCCTATGTAAGGAATTATGCAAGCGTTCCACTGATAATCCACTGTGATGTCAATGGACAATTGCACACCTGTTAAGACGTGCGAAAATTCTTCAATAAATGGCTGCGCTGAAATTGGCTTTCCCAATACAACTGATTCATCAAAGATGCTCCCATTTTCGAGCATTGCAACAAAGTCTCCTGCCAATTGAATACACTCACTCATTGATTGACGCTGATACTCCGTCTTTTCCTCTTTGTCACGTGGCAAATCTGCGAAGTAAACATCAAAGGAATAGGTCAACGCACCTGAATCAAATGAAAATGATGTTGGTGTAACGTGCATCCAAGGCCACTCACCTTCTTTCTCCAAGTCAGCTTGGGATATTTGTCCGTGTGTGAACCTTCTGATTAGTGCGTGGCTATTGGAGAAATCCTCGAATTTACCAATGACTACGTTATACGTGTATAGTGATGAATCGCTCATATAAGTTAAGTAGCTTTAATGTTCATTTTTAGACAGCAATTGTTTCTGGAAATTGTAATAATCTATCCGGTATGATAAGTGTGCAAAGATGGTAGATGCTTGCGTCTCTGTGATGGCATCGAACTTGGTCACATCTCTGTCGGCTAACTCTTCGATTACGTGAAACCATCCGTAGCGTTCCGCTAGTTCGCTTGTTGCAACTCCTCCTCCATTATCTTCATCGCCTTCGTCAAGTTCTCCTGGATCTGCTGCTCTAAAAACGAGAGGGAAGTGGTCACTAATTCGCTTTCGATAGTCGAAAAAAAAAGCAGCGCACCATTCGCAATTGATAACGGCATAGACTCAAAGTCTTTTGCATTGGATAGATGGTCGGCAGTATACTGCTCAATCTTGTACTTAGTTCCAATCTCAGATGAGATGGGACGGTATAGGATAGACAATAGCTTTGGAAGATTCTTTGGAAAGTCTTTGCAGTTGGTATCAAGGTCTAACCATTCACCGAATGAAATTTTATTGATATCCGGAATGAATCCGTACCGATTCCATTTGTGTTGGTGGTTTGCCATTGGGTTAGCAATGACCTCACGAAAGCCATTGATAACTTTCTCCATATCCTCAGGTGTAAGCTTACGCACAAAGTCTTTGGACTGTCCCATTATAGCGGACACTTGACCAATATCATTGCCTTCATTATTCAGGAAGTCAACATACTGCTTTACCGTTATGGTATTATAGTCAAGGGATAACTTAATCTTTTGCATTGTTGACATCGTCTAAAATCTTATCCATCCATTCATCAAATAGTCTCACCATTTCAGTTTTCGCAAGGCGTTTGCGTTGCTCCTTTTGTTGTAGCCATAAGCCAAATAGAACGCACATAGTGTATGTGTGCTTGGCTGTTTCTTTTGCTTGGTCTTGATCCATCATAACTTTATTATTTCATTTTTAACTTGTGATAAGTAAATAACGTGCAGCGCAGCACCATCCTCATCAGCCCATTCAGCTAAGTAGTCTATCATTTCATCAATGAAAATCGTAGCGCATTTGAGTGCATATTTTTTAGGCACACCATTGCCCATCCCATTATAGACTTTATCATAAATGTCTTGAGCCTTTTCCTTTGCCGTCATTAGTCTATTTTTATTTGATTATCATTGAGTATCTCGTAAAATTTATCCCGAAGTTTATCCAGTGCGTCCAATTGCTCACCATTATACTCTTGGGTATTATACTTGATTTGTCTACGCATCTCTTGATCGAATTCCCAAAGGGCAACATACACCCCATTCAAGTTGGTAAAACGTTTGTGAGCCTCAATGTCGGTTGGTTCGTCTAAATCAAATTCGATTATCGCTCTCATTTTGTTCAGTAGATTGCTTACAATTTGTCAGATATGATTATTTGCACTGGGTTGTCGGTATCTCCGACAATGGTATTTCTTGCCTGCTTAGGTTTGAAGTATTCAAGAGTTTTGAGATACAACTCACTCGCTATCATTTTATCTTCATCGTTACGACTTGACCATAGCTTATCCAGAAACGCATTGAATTGTTCAGCTTGTTGACCTGTGATTGATTCACCCAATGATTCCCATTGCTTTGTTTTTTCAGACTTAGAACCTACTGGTCTGCCGTTTGGGTTATTGGTTTGTCCTTTTGGTAATCCCATATTAAAAAAGTTTTTGTTGAGCCATATGGCTTTTAATTCGCTTTATTGCGTTATCATAATATTCTGAATCCAACTCACACGCTGTTAACTCAAAGTCGTAATCATGGCACGCTATTGCAATGGAACCACTGCCCAAATGAGTATCAAGTATCTTGTCGCCTTGTTTCGCTTTTTGTGTTAAAAGCCATTTGTATAATCCTATAGGTTTTTCAGTTGGGTGTAGTTTATCTAAAACAACGGCTTCACGATATAATCTTGGCACGTGGTTAAAACTTGTCCATGCCATTTCATGCATACTAAAATTTACACCATCACTTTGCTTTTTATCCCAAATTATCCAATCTCTTTGAGGACTCAAAAATTCCGTCATATAATTACCGCCCCAAATTATTTGGTTTTTTGAAACTCGGAATAATTCATCAAAATATTCTTTTGTTGGCAATTCATCAATCCAACTATGCTGCCTATACAATCTTCCAAATGGACGCACATCAGTATCTTTTCCCCATCCTTTTAATGATTTATTTATCCCATAAGGCGGATCAACAATGGCTAAATCAAAATAGCCATCAGGATAGCGAGACATCAATGCCATGTTATCTTCATTGGTAATGGTTATCTTGTCGCTCAACTTCATTTGTTAAAATTTGATGTTTACAAATTCCAAGACCATTTCACAAATCTAATGACTGAATAGATTACTAATCCAATCACACTTATTTTAATGGTGAAAGCAATGAGCCACATAATAGCATCAAATATTTCACATTTCAATCTTTCTTTATTCATATTTCTAACTTAGTCTTAAAGTGGTTTATTAGTTGTTCCATCTTATGGTCGTAATATTTAGTGAAGGTCAAGAATCCTTCTTTGTCTTGTTCGTATAGTTTGTAAAGGACATTCCTTAGCCTTTGACCATTCGATTTCTTTTCTATTTCAAAGTCGGCTTTAAGATCATTCATCACCTCCTTTTCATTAGTAGCAAACTCCTCCTCTTTTAGAGCGCAATAAACGAATGAATTTTGCAGACTGAATATTTGCCCCGCTTGGGTAGGAGTTAATTCATTAGTGCCAATAACAATGGCTGTTGTCCTATCCTTGCGAGATTTGATTGATTCGATTTGAGCAGGTAGTATAATCATATATAATAACAAATATAAGTAATATTATTTAATCTAGAGAATAGATCCTGAACCAAAAGGGAATGAGAATATCCTACTGACTTTCACCTCAGTGGTCACTCCCCTTTGATGATTAAGATTCAATCTGTCGAATGAGTCCCTCACCTTCAAGTTTCAAAGTATCACCGTTGACCTTTGACCTGGACACTACTTTAACACGATTCTCGGCTCGTGTGATGGTCTTGCGGCTTTGTCCTTAATGCTACCGCTGCGCTGTGCCATCATCCCCTTGTAACGCTTACTCCTTTTAACCAAGCGTATTTACACCGCCATTAAAAAGAGAATGCCCCAATGATTTTTTGAATTGTTGAGATTCTAAAAACCAAAGGGGCAGTACTTTATCATCTCAACATCACAAAGATAGTAATTCAGGTCAATGGTTGTCTGTTAATTACTCACTACTTTTGAACAATTCTACAATTGTCATTGCCAACACAACAGGCCAACAAAATGCGGTAAATATCATTCCCAAAATATTTTCAATTGAAGTAGGTAGGGTTCGCCTTAGCATCATCACTGCCATCAACCCAATAAGTAACAATGCGATCAGTCCATAGGACATAAAACAAAAATGAAGCAGACTCATCATATTCCTGATTTTCTTGGTTTTCTTCCACGTTTCTTAGGTATTGTGGTTTCTTCTGTAGTAAGTAGCACCTCCTCAGTTTTTAGTTGGTTATGGAGGTCGTCAATCATCTTATTAACGCACGGCACACAACTACTCACCTTACCTTTACTGCCTTTCATCAACTCATCAAATTCGGCTAACAACCTGCGCTGCGGATCAGTTAGCACATTGGTTGCCTTAACGGATGCTACCAACTCTTTCGCTTGCGCTTTCTTTTCGCTATCCACTACAATGGGCCAACGTCCACCTGGACAATCCTGAAAAGTCATTTTAGTTTTGAGATCAAGGAAACATCCGCACGGCTTAAAGGTCACACCATCCAACGTTACAGGTGTAGCAAATGGGTTCAATTTATTTAGTGGAGTGCCACAAGTTCGGGTAGTTGAATTGTATACCGGGCATTCACGACAAATAGCCATCCGCATATTTGCCATTTCAATTATCTTATTCATATCACAATAGCTTTTTTTATTTCGTTTTTTGCGTATTTAACTGCGTTGTAAAGGACTTTCTTAGGGATACCAGTATCAATGGATAGGTCGTTATATGAAAAGTCATTTAAGGCATAAAGATAAAACACCTCTCGCTCAAAGAATGGAAGTCTACTAATCAAGATATCAAGTTGCTCATTTGTAATGCGGTCACCCAACCATACAGTCACACTCTCATAATCTCTCAGTTGTGATTCCGTAGGCTCATCCGACATTTGATTAAACTTGCGAATGGTGTTATGGTAGTGGGAACGATTCGACCAGTGCGCGATTTTCAGTGCGTGATTTATGTAATGCTCACTATTGCGTATCTCATTGCCATTTTCAAAGATGCATAGCAAAGTATCATGCAGAAGGTCGTCCGCTTCGTAAACGTTGCCGCCGCACAAGTTGACGGCTAACCGCCTATGCTGATCATATTGCGTTTTGGAAATATGCATCTATCAATTTAATGGCATCTTCGCTGCCTTTCACATAAGTAGCATAATACCCACGTTTGTTCAATTGCTTTATCCATTCCTTTTGTTCCTTGCTCACAACACCTTTATCCGTCTTGACCTCAATGAAAAGACCGTGGTATTTCTCATTGGGTTCGCATATTTGCAAATCAGGAAATCCTTTCACGTATCCAGTCATTTTCATTTTAATAGCCTGCTTCATTGAGGTAAACATTCCCCCCGCAGAGGCGCAATAAAGTGCGTTTGGGTACTGCATTTTGATATATTGCACAATGGCAACCTGTACACCCGCCTCCCCTGCCAATGGTTTCTTCGCACGTGGCTTCATTGATTGGATAATTTTCCCTTTCATTGCACTAAATTAAACACAATTTCAATAGGATGGACAAAAAAAAATGCATCCTGAAACCCCCGAAAACATTGGAAAACTAAAAATATTTTAATTTTTTTCTTGACATATTAAAATTTATTTCTATATTTGTCAAACAAACAACGAAACAAAAACAAAATGAAAACAGCAAACAAAATCTTTTGGAATCTTAGAAAGTTTGAAGTGGAATATCTTTACACTGACAACGGTAACTTCGCATCTATCAAAGAAGATGGAAAAGAAATCTGGAGTTTATATGCTCACACTGAAAGAACCTTAAATTCACAAGTGACCAAATGGTGCAAAGCTAATTGGTTCTAAAAAATAAAAATGGGGGGTGCGCATCCACAACGCACAAACAAACAACAAAAACAAAACACTATGTATCAAGTTCACATTTTCAAAGGCTTTCATCAACAAGCCATCAATTGCGAATCATTGGAGCAGGCAAACGCTACTGTGATTGATTACGCTCACGACAATGGTATTAAATACCATATGGATGAACACGGTTACTGCCATGCCTATTCTGGTAAGTATCACGTTAATGGAGTTGAAGCATTCATCTTTCAAATCATTTAAGTTATGGGAAATCAAAGAAAACCTGTTATGATCATTGGTGAAGACATCAGTGGTTTTGATAAGATGCATTGTCCTTTGGATTCATCTATCTTCGTTTTAAACATCAACGAACGTGCGGCCTTACTTGCTATCCTTAAAATATGGAAAGATGACACTGGTCGCCGTTGGTTAATGAGTCGTGAAGAATATGATATTCTAATTGAGAAATTAAAAAAGACGATTGTTTATGAAACCATTTGATTTAACCTACCCACGCAAGTTTATCTGTGTGATGTCATCAAGCTACCCATCAGAGCAACTTGATTTCAATGCGATTGCTCAGCACATAGCGGATAGTTCACCACGCAAACCATTTGAAAGGATGGAGGCATTGCTCAAAGAAAAGACCTATAAGAAATGACTTGGGAATATTGGGACGAATTCAAAACTGGCAAACCGCTTTCATATCGTGAACGCAAAAGGCAAGAATATGAATTCAGTCAAGGTAGGCTCATTACAGTTGCTTACAGAGGTGTGATGATGCACATAGACTTTGAAACAGATTTAGAAAAAAAATATCAAGAAATCATTAAAAATCAAAATAAAATGAAAACATCAAAAATCAAGTCCATTCAAAACAATGGCACCTGGAATGACCTCTTTAAATTTGAGGTTGAAATGGAAAACGGCGATGTAGGCGGATGCTTCGCCAAGACGCAAGTACCAACGTGGAAAGTAGGGGATGAAAAGAATTACGAGTACACGCAGAACGGTAAGTATTGGAACATCAAATGGGCGAAAGATGAGAAACCCGCTTGGAATGGTGGAGGTGGTGGAAAGTCTTTTGGTAAATCTCCCGAAGATAAAGCTGACATCGCACGTGCAGTAGCACTAAAGGCAGCAGTTGATTTGCATAAAGGCGAAGGTCAACCAATCAACCAACAGATTGGATTGATTTGCGCTACTGCTCAGGCCTTTGAAATCTATTTAACATCAGGTGAAAATCCTTACAAGGATGCTATCCAAGACGGCAAATCTAACAACGCTGATGACCTCCCTTTTTAAGGGGGGTTATCAACTTTGATAGCCCGAAAGAATTATTTACTTACTTAAGAAAACATTATGAAATTTAGAACACTAATAAGAACGCACTACCCATCCACTTACGAATTTGCAAAGGCAATGGGTGTAACTTGGCCTACTGGTCGCAAGTACGAAACGTACCCAATCACAATGAGCATTAACCACATTGATAAGTTATCCAAGTTGATTGGAGTTGACAAATGCGAATTGATTTCATTGGCGGTAGCTGAAAATGAAAACGAACACGAACCTGTAAACTATATCTGATGAATAAAGATTTGATAAAGGTTATTGATAATCTAAAAGTTAGCAGTGTGATGCATTTGACTAATCTCAAAGACTTAATGATTCACGAAGAAAAGGATGAGATAATAGAACATCTTGAAACACTTATACAACACGCAGGCGAATTCCGAACTGTTGCTGAAATTTTAGACGAATGCTGTTCTGATATTCTTGGTATATCGGTTGAAAAGTTAAAGCAAAAGATACGCACCCGCCCAATTGCAGACGCTCGAAGTTATTACATTGCGTTGTATTATTTTGCAACTGAACATACTTGGCAGTATATCGGATCACTCTTTAACTTAGACCATGCATCAGCAATAAGCAACGCTAAAAAGTTTATTGAATTGTACACGAATGATATGAGTTACCGAACTATTGCTGAAGAGTGTTTTGACAAATTCGAGAAATATGGCTATAATTGCAGCGAACTAAAACAACAACTAAATGGAAAACAACTACCAGTCTTTATGTTCAAGAATCTCATATCTCGAAGAGAGATTGAGCAAGATGGAACAATTGATGAATCAAACAAAATCCAAAGAATGTCGTTTCACTGCTCCATCGCTTGAAGAAGTCGCTGACTACTTTCTCGAAAGAATGCCCAATGCCAACTCCGAAGATGCGCTTAATTTTGCGGATGTCTTTATCAGCCATTACACCAATACCGGTTGGAAGTACGGCAAGAATAAGATGAAAGACTGGAAGGCAGCAGTTCGCTCAGCTTGGGATTTAAGTAAATTTGTAACAACTAAAAATCAACACAATGACACAATTGGTAGAATTCAAAGAGACACAATACAACAGTGGGTTAACTCATAACGAAAAGGCATTTATCACAAGTCTTGAATCCCCTCGGATTTGCGATATTACGCTATCCATTTTTAAGCAATCAATCGCCTATGGTATAGTACTATATGGTATCAAAAACCTGCCCTCAGATGAGGAAACGAATCTTCTGTATGTGACTATGCAGACGCATTATCCATACCTTACAACTGGAGAAATGGCATTGGCCTTCCAACTCAATGCAGTTGGTCAAGAATGGACACGTATCGAATCATTTAATATGATGTCGGTAGCTTTCCTTTCCGATGTGCTAAAATCCTACAATGATTTCAAGATGAAAACTAATTTAGCAATTGACAAAAAGAAAGCTAAGATAGAATTGCCATCTACCACAAGTGATGAGCCAGTAGATTGGACTGATACTTTTAATGAGGACATCCGACTATGGCGCGAAAACAAAAGAGATTTTGTGTTGATGTTAGCACCGATGAAGGTTCGCACATTTTATGATAAGAAGATAATCAAAGATGAAATGTGGACTGATGAGGACTGGAAGAAATGGCAATTTATGGCATATAAAAAGACCTTAGACGCTCAATCAATTAGTGCATACAAAGCAAAAAGATTGGACAAGTTGAGTCGCCAGAAGTTCAAAGACGATTACCAGTGTGAATTATCAAGACTCATCTATTCTGATATAATGGATAGCCACATATTGCAACAAAAAATAAAGGATGGCTTATGATAGAATTCCACGATAAGCAAAAAGAAGCTCTATCTTATCTTGCGATTGACAATGATTGCCGTCAATTATTGTATGGTGGTTCTGCAGGTTCTGGAAAATCTTTTTTAGGTTGCGATTGGCAAATAAAAAGGCGGTTAAAGTATCCCGGCACACGTGGTTTAATAGGCCGTGCTGAATTAAAAAAGTTGCGACTATCCACACTTGCGACTTTCTTTGAACTATGCACTAAGTACAATCTAATCGCAGGAAAACATTTTACTTACAATGGTCAAGACCATGTGATAAATTGGTACAATGGCTCACAGATTATCTTGATGGACTTGGCTGATATGCCTTCAGACGCAGATTTTTCAAGATTTGGGTCGCTTGAAATCACAGACTACTTTGTTGACGAGGCAAGTGAGGTGAGCGAAAAGTGTATCAATATCTTAAATTCACGTGTCCGCTATAAATTAATCAATGACAATCCAAAAGGACTATTGACCTGCAATCCCCACAAAGGATGGTTGTATAGAGAGTTCTTTGATGCGCAACGTAATAACTCAATCAGAAAGGATAGACGCTTTATTCAGGCTCTACCAACGGACAACCCACACATATCGCCAGTGTACATCGAATCATTACAGATGTTGCCCGATATTGACCGCAAAAGACTTTTAGAAGGTGACTGGGATTACGATGAGACCAAAGATAGACTTTATGAATATGATGATTTACTGAGATGCTTCAGACCTTCAACTAATTTGGGAGATAAATTCATCACTGCGGATATCGCACGAATGGGTGATGATAGGACAGTGATAATTGTGTGGAATAATTTACACGCTGAAAAGTTCGTGGTATTAAAACACAAGCCTATTAACGAGGTTGTGGATACCATCAATGAACTTATCAAAAATCACTTGGTAAGACTTTCCAACGTACTGGTGGATGAGGATGGCATCGGCGGAGGTGCGAAAGATTATCTCCATTGCAAAGGATTTCTTAACGGATCAAAAGCAGTGCGTGACAATTATATGAATCTTAAATGCGACTGCTATTTCAAGTTAGGTGAATTGATTTCAAGTAATGCCATCACATTTGAAGGTACGCATAAAGATACTATTGTCAAAGAATTGGAGATGATACGCAGGGAGAAAATAGATAGTGATGGAAAGCTGCGAGTGACCAACAAAGAAGATTTGAAAAAGAGACACGGTATATCTCCCGACTTTGCAGATGCCATTATGATGAGGGCATTCTACGAACTCAAAAAGAATTTTGGTAAATACGCATTCGCTTAATACATTTGAAATCTAATAACTAAATAAAAATGAAAAAAATTAGCACATTATTTAAGAAAGACCCACATGATTTGGGCAGAGTAATCAACGAAGTAAATGCTGAAAACGAATGGGTTTTTACCGACGGAATACCTACAAGGAAATACGATGGAACTTCAACTGCGATTATAAATGGAGAAATTTACAAACGTTATGATGTTAAAAAAGGACGTCAAGTTCCTGAAGGTGCAATACCTTGTCAAGAAGCTGATTTAATAACAGGACATCATCCACATTGGTTAAAATGCGATAGAAGTAAAAATGAAGATAAATATTTCTTTGAAGCATACGATAAACACGAAAAATGGCTTGATGGAACTTACGAACTTTGTGGCGAAAAAATACAAGGTAATCCAGAAAAAATTAACGGACACGCTTTGATTAGACACGGAGAATATAGATTAAGTTTAGAAGATGATTCTTTTGAATATTTAAAAAAATATTTATCTAATCCCGAAAATGATATTGAAGGAATTGTATTTCATCATAAGTCCGATGGTCGTATGTGTAAATTACGTAAATCTGATTTCGGAGTACGTAGGTAGTGCTTGCGTATAACATCGGAATACACGAAACTAATAAAAATAAATAACTATGGCAGACATCACAAAATGCAAAGGCACTAATTGCCCAATCAAGCAAAATTGCTACAGATACACAGCAAAAGAAGATGAATTTTATCAAGCTTATTTTACTGTAGTTCCCTTCAAAAACAATGAGTGCGATATGTACTGGCACGTAAATAAAACTAAATAAAATGAAAACAGAAATCACTCAAGACGAACTTGAAAAAATCAAGGTGCTAAACCTACTTATGTGGTTGCAGGCCTCCATCTATGCAGGTGACGAATGTGAGGATATTAAATGGTTCTATAATCATCAAACAAAGATGCTATTGAAACGCTTAAATGAGTCCATTCAACGTGAACACGGCAAGACTATCACAGCTTTGTGGGATGCAGACGGTGCAATGCTACCAGATATAACTCGCCAAATGTCCGATTTTACAGCAGTTTTGGCGGAATATGGATATTGGATGTTACCTGAACTAACGGAATATATCCGTACGCAACAACAAACACAACCCAAATTGCAAGTAAAACTATGATAGCAAAACAACATATCGCAAATTATTCATCTTGCGAACCATTGGAAAATCATTTTTTAACTACGGAACAATTACTTAGTATTCCTTGGATCAAACAATATACTACATATGAAGACTTTTATAGATTTTCTTTATGTAAAGATGAGTGGGGTGTGAGTCTAATGGCTGAAATGAATAAAGGTAAAGATTGGTGGGTAGTCTGTGATTTAATTGGTGTAACTAAAAAACTTGATTTACCTAAATTCAAAAATTATTAAGATATGAATATCACACACGACTTTGATAACTGCCAGTCCGATATCTACAAAGAGGTTATTAGCGACCTAATCTCACGTGAGAAAATGGGCAGGGCTAAGTATGGCACAACGGTAGATAATGCGAATCTATCAGAAAAGGAATGGATGCAACACGCATACGAAGAAGCTCTTGATTTTGCTATCTACTTAAAAAGAATGATGTCAAAAAAATGACATTCGCACTAACAATTAAAAGAGTGGTATTACGCCACTTTTTTTTTGCCTTTAATCCCTCATTTAATTCCTCACTTAATCCCTCATTTAATCCCTCTAATTGTTCGATATATGACTCATTAACTGCATTCATCTTGGTTAGTGACTGATTCTCCTTACTTAAATTAGAATTAACTTCAATGTAGTAATCAAGTGAACGTACACCCAACACAACTAACCTGCGCTCAGTTCGCAAAGAATCGAGCCTGCTCCAGTTCGATGAGTCGTTCGATAGCTTTTGAGTATGCGCTATCAATGGCAGTAGTATCCATAAGATAGATAGTATCAATGTCCTTTTCATAAATGGTCTTTAATTTAATGCGTTCCAATTTCAGCGTGTCAACTGTTGCTTTTAATACAACAATTGTATCGTTATGGTAAACCGATTTTGTGATTGGTTTATAGTTTTTTTCACATATCAATATACCAATTGCAATACCAATACTAATAGATATTGCCTTGATTAATACGATAATTTTTAACGTGAAATTCTTTTCCATTGCCTTTAGTTATTATAGCGAATCCGTGATTGTATTTACTATATGGGTTGTAATCAGGTGATAATTCAGAGAGACACCCAACACCCCAACACGTGATAACTTTGCCATTTACATCACGCTCAGTGTGTTCAGCAGTCTGATGATGATGTCCGCACATTGCATTTGCTTTGGTCTTTAAGAATAGACCTCTGGCAACGTTTACAGAAGGTATAAATTGCTTTCCGAATTCGTGACCGTGAAATATTGATAGACCGCCTACGTTTAATTTATTCTTGCCTTCAATCCATTGCACGTTGTGCTTATCAAGATGGCAAAGACTTGCGAAATCAAATGCATCTATATCAAAAAGTTCGGGTGCTTTCACACGCATATAACGCCAGTAGCGTTCTTCGTGGTTGCCTTCTTTATAGATTATTTCAGCATCTGGAAAAGTTTGCCTCAACTCATAAATGAAAGTCCGCATTGCGTAAAGTTCATCCTTGAATTTACGTTTCTTTGGATCCTTGACAAAGTCAGAAATCATATGGCAGTCTAATGCATCTCCATTTAATACAACCGTGTCTACTCCTTCATCAATACCACACTGGATAGCAGTTGACAACGCATCAATATCGTGGTATGGAATATGAATATCGGATAGTATTAAAATCTTTTTGCCTTTGATGTCAATATGCTTTCGACCTTTTGCATACGACTTTGGCAACTTGAATGGGTTACGTGGTCTATCATTCTCCACTATAAAAGATTTGTCGGCAGGTCTGTATTTACCAGTCTTTCCTTCAATCCTACGCAGTGCGTGACGCGCATCTTCAACACCCAAGAATGTTTCGAAATGTTCTTTGCTTAACTTTTTAGCCAACGTTAAAGTTGGTGTATCTGGAAAACGCTCACGCAATTCACGCGCGATTTTTGTTTTTTGACTTTCTGCCATATATTTTAGAATGGTTGGTAAACAGTTCTACCACCACTCTTGACCGCACGTAACACTTGACCTCTATTCCCATTCTTATTGTAACTTACGTGAACCCAAGATGGTGCGTTCTCACTTCCAAATTCCCAAATCAGTTGGTCAAAAGTACAATTTTTTTTGATGTAATCAAATATATCTTTATTGCTTATATCTCCGTGAATATCCCCATCAATATCAAGTGCCATACCTTGCATATGTAAACTGGACTTACTCCCACCTATGCGTTGATTTAATTCATAGCTTCGGAAACCTGATGAGATACCAATGGGCTTTCCGAAATGCTCACGCACCTTATCAAAAATGTTGGTACATACGAGCTTCAAATTCCCCAATTGTTCAGCGTTTGGGATATTCCCAATCTTCAATGCCTTAGCTTGGTTGCTATGGGTTACTTCAAAGTAACTTACATACTTACTTACCTTTTCCATCCGTCATTGCATCGGTTAAATCTTCGCTCTTTCTACCTATAATAGCTTTAATCTTACTCCACAAATCCTTTCCAGTCACTGACTCAATACTTTCAATAATTGACTTGAACTCAATGATTGCAACTACGGTAGCTATTAACTTAGTGATGGGAATAAGTTGCTCAATTACATATTGCTCAATAAGAAATCCGCTAACTATTGCGATTTGGTACAACATCAACTTTGTGATGGTATCACTCATCCTGCGTGAACGGATGCGCTGACCTAATTTGATAGCTTTCCAGATACCAACAACCATATCCATAGCCACCAAAAAACCGATTGTAATCATCAATTCTTTGATGGGCAAAAAGACGGTTGCAATACCCAATAACCACAACTTAACTTTCATCTCTTTTCTTGTTTTTTAAGGTATTGTTTTAATAGTTTTTCATACTCCTTTCGCTTTAATACGATGGGGGTAGAAAGTCTCTTATTGACCATTGGTTGCGCCATTGTCTATATGAATTAGATATTAAAAAGTTGCTCTTTCCGTATGGGTTTCTATCAGGGAAAATGTTGTTGTCAGTATTGTTGGTGTACTCGGGAAATAAAGTTGAATTAAAACACAAATAGTCTACCATTCTTTTTGTATACCATCTTGCGTTTTGACGTGCAGCCTCTTTCAATGACTCCATCTCGAACTTAGTTACAGGCGTTGTGTCCTCGCTTTGTCTACTCACTAAGTTTCCGTTGTCGTGCTTATACAAAAGAGATGGGTAAAGTTCCACCATAGTCCACCACAATACTACTTTCAGCACGTACTCATTGAGTAATGTTTCGTAGTCTCCAGATAATGTGCCATTTGCTACATCGTCCTTCAATCTTACTGTTAAATTTGTCCCCAAAAAGTTGGTCAAATACTTATCCTGCGCAAGATAGATGGCAGGTCTGATTAAATTGGGATCAACTGCATCGGTTAAAGGAGTGAACTTCTTTATGTATTCCTCATTTATGAGTAATATTTCTTGTGGTATTGGCATTTTTTATTGGTATTTAAGTGAACCTCTTCCTGGTCTATTTATTGGTGCAATTCCTTCGATTCCTTTTCTTGGAACAAACGGATTATTAGCTACTCTTTTATCATTTTTAAGACCTTCATTAGGTAGAATTCTACCTTTTGAATCTCTCTTTCTCATATAGATTTGACGCTTCCAAACATGATGGCAAAATGCCCCCCCGAGGTAGCGGAAAATCGAATAAGTTGATGCCCCAGTTGGTGCGAAATCTCCATTAACTCCTTTCTCACTCATATTTTCAATATCCTCATATCTAAACACCGCTCCTGCCTTTGACATTCCTACCATTTCAACGCAAAATTCACGTGAGTTAGCTGATAAATTTTGAGAATATGCATAACGTAATTTGTAAAGTCCTGCATCACCCCATTGCGACTTATCCCCACCATTGGCATCATTCATTGATGGCATCTTGTTAAAGAGTTGTGAGGTATAGTTCAATTCATTCTCAGGATCTAATACATCTTCCTCACTAATCAATTCCCATTCCTCAATATCAATATATTCAGCTTTCGACTTTAACTCATCAATGAAGATTCTTCCCTCTTCATCTGTAAAATCTTGTTCTGATGAACAGCAGATTTTAGAAATGCTTTCGTGTTCTGACTTAACTTTTTTTTTTTGGACTACTTGAGTAGGATCAATAGCAACAGTTGATAGGTTATCAAATATATTATTGATTTGCATATCTGTCATTGTTGGGAATGCAGTTTTACATACAGCCTTTGCACTTGGAATAGTCAACACATTAGCAGTCGCTTGTGTAATGATTTCAAGTAGTGATGAAATTTGCGCTCCATTCATTGCTTGACTTGCAACATCAACTGGTTGCGCTACTGCACCACTTGCATCTACTACGGTATCATCTGCGAACAAATCATTCTGTACAATTTTGACATTAGCAAACACACCAAATGAAGCTAACACCTCTTCAACTGCGCTTGTAATTAGTCTTTGAAATGGCTCAATTACTTGACGTTGGAATATGCGCATTGCCGTTTGCATCTCATCGGTATTACTACCCAATCCACCGCCTGCACGTACACCAAATAACAAAGGAGATGTTACTCTATGGCTCACAAGAATTGCCTCCATTGATTGATCAACCAACGTAGTGAATTGCTTATCCATATCGGACACTGGAAATGGAGTGAACTCAACACCTCTGTCTCTTTCTTCATTGAAGAATGTCAACACTTTCCCTGCATTCTCAGAACCTTGGATGGACATTTGCAATTGGTTCTTAATCATATGCTGTTCTTCCAATGATGGGATGCCATTATTGAAAGATGCGATGAGTGATGGAAAGAATCCGTTAAGAATCAAGTTAACTTGATACTCGCTAAGTTGGCGCATCTTTTCAATCTCATTGATTGCACCAACGTAATCAGGTTTCGGATAGTATTCACTACCTACCATTAAGCTATGCACGAACAATACTTGTTTTGGCTCAGCTTCATTGGTATTGACATCGAACATCGGAATGAAATGAGGTGTATTCTTTTTCTTTCTCGTATCAGTCCAATCTCTCGAATACCACACACCAACAACATCATCTGCCTCATCACTACACGCAAGTCGGCAATTCTCAAATGGCAAATGGTTTATCTGCGCGATGGTACTTCTATCCATTGACCAAATGATTTCCCAATAAAAGCCACCTTGCAACTTCAAATCTAAAGATGTTGGATGGATTATTGAGTCTAAATTCAAACGGCTAATCTCTTTCACCGCTTGCGGAGTTGATGCAGTCAATTCACGGCCTGCAATCATATAACTAATAGAGTTCACCAACGCTCCGTGTATTGGTGACTCATTGTAAAGTTCTATCAAATATTGAGGGAAGGCATTGCCTTCACCATAGTTAACCCATCCCTTTCTATCTTCCTTTTCAATGGGATCAATTTTAACGTACTTGGCCATCTCTATTTGAGTTGCTCCAATGCGTTGCTTTATTTCGTCAATGTTAGCCATTGTATTCGATGTCATTAGGTATGGTTAGGTTCGGTTGGTCAAAATATTGAGTGAGCGCAGTGAATTCAATGAATCCACGCTTCAATTCTCCAACTACAACAGCATCCTCAGGATCTAAGTTAGTACTTGAATTTTGACCATAAATAATATAATTGTAACGACCGCTTTGAGTGATAAGAATACTACCATTCTCCGCATCATCTGTATCAGTGCTCACGCTCAAAGTAGTTATTCGCTCATTGCTATCAACTAAGATAGGAATGACCGCAAATAGTTGTAATGTAATCTCATTTTGTAAGATTAACAGATAGTCCGTAAACGGAGGTAAAAGCAAAACCCCCTCTTCTAATGAAAGAAGAAGGGTTTGCGATGCAGTATTCGTCTGTAAGTAATTCATCTACTTACAAAGATAATTAAATAGTTGGTGCTACAACAGTGATTCCTGCGAAGTTATCGAAAGGAACAGATGTGAATGACTCCAATCTGTAAGCCTTATTCTTTTCTTCTGCAGTCAGTGTAATGGTATATCCGTTTAGATCACCCTTCGCAACTCCAGTAGCGGTAGTCATTGCGGTAACTTCAGCACCATCAAAACGACCAACCATCCAGATGTTATTGTTGTTATCTTGAACAAAAACAATGAGACGATTTTTACCGACCAATTCCAATTGCTTTCTACGTGCAGCAGTCAACGCAAAGAATGTAGCGGTTACAGTCTGAGTGTAGAAAATTGTTCCATTCTCAACGCTTGATGCTACTTCCTCGCTAAAGCTACCAGTATGCTTTGGGCAAATGTATTTATATATGGTTGCAGTAGGCAAACCATTTACTTCTTCTGCGCCATCAATACTGATATTACTCAAAAAGTCAGCGTGCTGTTGCAAGTATATTGCTTTGATTCCACCGATTGTATCTTTGCAATCTAATAGAAATCCTGCGGTTAATTCACAAGCCATAATTTTATATTTTTTTTTATTAGTTAAAATAAAGGGAAGGCAGACCTAACCACCTTCCCCTTTACTTGTGGTTATTATTATGCGTTGTAGCAATAAACAACGTCACCCAATACACCTACTTGAACTCCTACACGGAATCTCATAGCCATACGTACGTTATCAGATGCATCAGTCAAAGTCATGTCAACTACTCTTACTTCAGCGAAGTCAGAATTTGCATCTACACCTACAAACATATTTGAAGGTTGTGCTGCGATTACTGTTCCGTTGCTAATTCCAGGACATACATAAATGTCGTATCCGTTGAACTGCAAATTGAAATCTGAATAAGCTTGGAATTGTTGCAAGTAACCATCTGCAGCAACCGCTTGGCGATAGAACTGAGCAGTTTGTCTGTTCATATACAACTTAGTCTCAGGCGAACCAATCAATGCAACTGGCAAGTTGTTGATTACTTCATTCAAGTTATCAATTACAGTACCAACTGCCATAGCTCCAGCATTCCAATCATTACGGTAGTAAGTACTTGCTACGTTAACTGTTTTCTCAAATCCGTTGAATGCAGGATAAGTAGAACCAACAGTTGTGTTGCCTTGCCAGATAGTGAATTCGATGTTTTCAGCAACTTTTGCAGCAGCATAACCGATCAAGAAATCAGAGAAATTTGCAGGAACTACATCATTGATAAATCCACGACCAGTTTGAGACGCTTCCCAATCACGTGCAAATTCAGCTTTGCAAAGTTCCAAGTTTACTTTCAAATCAGATACAGTCAATACTGACTCATCCAAATTCAATGATCCTGCTTGAGAAAAGTCGCAAGATGCAGCTTGTACCAAAGATGCCGCATTTGACAACTTCTTCATTACAGCCTTGTACTTTACACCTTCTTTTAGTGTTACATAATTTTTAGCTAAAGTATCTCCTGATAAGATAGCTGCGTTGATGTATGGCAACGCTAATTCACCTGTGTAGGTTGAACTGTTGATTGATAATGAATCAGCCATTTTTCTTTTTTATTTTTTATTTGTATTTGTTTATGATTGAGAAGATTCTGTTTTTAGAATCCATTTTAGCCAAATCAATTGGTGCGCTTTGAGTAACTGCAACTGACTTCTTCACGCTATCTGTAGCGGGTTGTTTGCTCATCTTTTCGATAGCAGAAGAAAGAGTTTCTTTTTCAGCGTTCAATGATGCAATCTTAGCCTCAAAAGCCTCCATCAAAGAATTGATTGTTGACTCGAATTCTTCACGGCTAACACCATCGAAAGCAGCTTGTTCTTCCTTTTCAATTTCGATTTCAACCTTTGGCTCTTCTTCCATTGGTTCTTTGATTTCAGTGATAAGTCCACCACTTACAACAATCATTTTACCTTCAGCAGTTGTGTGTTCTCCATCGGGAGCAGGAACGGGATTGCCGTCTGCATCCATTACGAAAAGTTCGCTACCTACTGCGAATTCAGCATCTGGAGAATATACCTCAGTGCCATCGGCAAGAATGGCCATCGCCATTTGTGCTTCTTTTGTTATTTCTCCGTCAGCTGACAATTGAATGCCAAATGCTTTCAATCTATCTGCGTACTTAGAAACAATTTCTGTTACTTTGTTCATATCTACTTTTTTGTTTTTCTACCTATTAGTAGCAAAACACCTACTTTTGTTCCGCATAGTTTTCGTTTAAGTTTGTTTAGTTGTTTCAACAAAGAAGGCCCCCAAACGTGGAGGCCTTTTTTGTCGGGTAAACATACACCTGCACTGGTGTAATTCTACAATCCGCTTAACTCGTTTTCGAGTTCTTTCATTATTTTTTCAATCTCTTGTTGAGTCATATACTCATCTGATATTTCAGTAAAGAATCCTTCGAGTGAAAATCCTTTAACATCACCTTGCTTAATGGATTGCCACACCTCATCATTGTCTATCTTCATTCCAATACACCACGTACCTTCAGGGAAAGAAAATCCAAAGTTTTGGCTCTTGTCAAATTGTCCCTCTGTGATCCATGACTCCACAACCGTACAACCTGCAATTGGGATTTCGTGTTCTAAATTGCTATTGTGATGCATATTTCTTTTAAGATATTCCTGCGCTATTTTATTGATGGTCTCCTTTGAGTATTTACAATAATACTCCCGCCCCACGGCATCAACTCGGTAAATCAATTGTTCGGGCAACATCACTGCACCATACACCATCTTGCGCTCACCTTCCTCAACTGCAGCTTGTTGTACTTTGCGTGTCTTAGATAGTGCTACAAAATCCACTTCAATAGCAGGATTTTCTACCAATGACATTGCGTGTACTCCAAGATATCCACTGTCATCAATGGTGTACTCAATGACTTTTACTTCTTCTTCTTTCATTTTATTTTATTAGTTTTGATTGGTCTAAAATCTTCTGTTGCGCATCCTGAGCGCTTGTCACATTAGTAGCTAAAACGTACGTTTGTAACGGTTGTGCTTTCGTTTGTCCATTGTTCAAGAAAGATAAATCCAATGCAGGTGCAGATGTAGAACCTCCACCGCCTCCACCCATTGCACCCCCACCTCCACCTGATGTAGATGGTGCATTTCCTGCGCTCTCATCAAATTTAGTTTTAGCAATTGCAGCCACGTTAGCAAGTCCCATTGTAAGTGCTATTCCTGCTTCAACGAATTGCGCACCAGTAGCCAACTTGATTGGGTTACCTCCTGCTGTTAATGCAGCGTTTACAGCCATATAGGTATTGATACCTGCTTGTGCAATACCCAATGCTTTATTTATTTTAAATCTTCTTTTTGCACCCTCCTTATCATTTTTACCAACCGCATCAGTAATTGCCATCAATGCACCAACTGCATTTGCTGCTATTTCAACTCTTTTTTGTTCAGCTTGTGCTTCGGCATCTAATCGCTCTTGGATATTCTTCTTTTTGACCTCCTTTAATTGGTCATCTAATGCGACTTCTTGTTGATCTAACTCTTGTTTCTTTTGATTGTATGCTATTTGCGCATCAACTCTTGCCTGTGTTCCTAATGCATAAGTATCTATTTGCTCTTGCAATCTTGCTAATTCAAGTTTGCGTTCTTCACCTAATACATATTTGAGCGCATTTAATCTTGCATTATCATCTTTAATTCTTTCTGCGTAGAACTTTTGATTTTCAAGTGACAATTGAGCAGTTGCTTCGCTTTCACTTTTCAGCAATTCGTTCTTTTCTTTGCTTAATGCAAGGTCATTCATCTGTTGTTCCGACCTTAACCCTGCAATTTTTGCACGTACACCATCAGCATTTGCAAGTGCTTGTGTTAATGCTACCTGGTTATCAATAGTATTGTTATGCTGAACCATTGCAGATGCTGCTGCTACTTGTGCATTTGCTGCTGCTAATTCCGCTTTCTCTTGTTTATCTAAAACATCAGCTAATTCATTATTAGCTTTAATCCTATCATCAATAGACTTTCGCTCATCATCACGTGCTTGGCGCAATAATTCAGCACTTCTATCATATTGTTCGGCTAATCTCGCTTGTTCTGCTGCGGCTAACTTAGCATTGTTTTGCAATGTGACTAATTGCTGATTTGCTTCAACAGTTTTACTTATATATTTACCAAAAGTTTCAACAGCAGTAGTAACTGTTTCCGTGACTTTGTCAACCGTATCATCAACCCCAGTAAGTACATCAATACTTTCTTTTCCTGCTGCCTTTAATGTCTCAAAAGATTTGGAAAATTCACCACTGAAAAATTCAGCTACTGCCTTTCCAATTAATCCCAATGTTTCACCAAAAGAAACAAAACGCTCAATGAGATTTTCTTTAATGGCCTCACCTAACTTTTGTAATGAACCAAGAGGATCCTCAAATATTGCTTTGAAATAGTCAACTACTTGCCCTGCATTTTCAGTAATAAAGTTGAATGTATCTTTTACAATATCTGACAATGTTCCCATTGCCACGCTGAAAAAATCAACTATTTTTTGATTACCTGCAAGGACTTCTTTTACCGCCCCAATAGCAGTAGCAACCAAACCAATAACACCCAAAGACTTGGCAATGTTACCTGCCATATCTTTGAAAGATTTAGTTGCTGCTGTTGCTGACTTTTTTGCATTACCTCCAATGTCATCAACCTTTTTGCTAATATTGTCAACCTTTTTAACAACACCGCTATCATCTATTTGAAATTCTAAAACGTATTTATTATCAGCCATTACAAATCATTTTTATTAAGTAAATAGTACCCATTAATAAAGTAGCAACAACGCTCAAATTGATGCCTTTGGTTAGCCAATTTGGTAACTTATTTTCGTGCGATGGATGCGTTGACTTAATGCCCATCTTTTGCATATCGCAAATATTCTTAAATGTTTGTTGTGGATTATTCATAATGATATTGGTTGTAAATTAATTGACCGCCAACAAAGATATTGTCTTGCGGATACGTGTCATTTTTAAGGAGCAAACGTGGAGCAAAAGTCAGTCCGATAATGTCCACATCAAACTCAAAGTTGCCGCTAAACGTTTCTAAATTTTCAGTTACAATGATTGCATCTTTCACGCTTAACACCCCTGCGCTTGTGGCTAAATGCAAATTAAATTCTACTACTCCATTGCCATCTATTCCAAGATTGATTTGTCCAACGGTTAGCATCAATTTTGCATACCAAACACAATCATCTGGAACGGTTATATAAATTCCCGAATTGGTTATTGTTATTGGTGTTGTGTCATTTGTGAAATCTCCACTACCTTTGAGTTGAATGATTCCGCTTTGATATTCACCTGCGTAATCTCCACCGCTACCAATGGTTATTCCTCTGTTGATTGCTTTTGCGTCTGTGCCACCTACCAAACTATTGGACACCTGCCTTTCAACTACATTCCTTGTTCCATATACAATCGTATTCAATACGCTTCTATCAATAGTGTTGTTGGGAGTAGTTATCAATGTAGTCGCATCAGTTACTTTGATTGGAGTTGTAGTAAGCAATTCATTTGAATTACCTGCCTTCAAAGTCTTTTCCTTTCCATCAGGTACCTTGGCAAAACAATTGTCATTCACCCATAAATATCCGTACAAATTGCAACACGCTTCAGTTGCCGCCGCAGGGTCTCCATTGCCATCCACAAATGGGACAGTTCCATTTGCATTCATTACACTATCTGGAACAAGTAAGCAATCGGGGGTCGCGCTCACCATTTTGATAAGTTTCACCTTCACCGTGTCCTGCATCCCCACCACATAGTCGCTAATTTCAAGAATCCTCCAATATGAATTTCTTATGAATATTTGGTCATTGTATTGGAATTGATAAATATCTGCAAAGTCCAAAGCAAAAAACGCTTCAATCACACGTGCATCAGGCGCATAAATGTCAGCTATGTAATCATTCCAATAACGTGCATACAATGTTTTCCAAGGTTGTGATTCGATTCGCTGCAAAGAGACCTCTTGTCCAAAGTTCAAATCTTCATCATCAATAGTCGGAATGTTACTTGTGTAATGGTTGAATAAATAGAAATATCTTGATGTGAAATTATTAGTTTCATTGTCATAAATGTCAACCTTTATTTGGTCATTAGTCTTGTAAAGAATGCGAGGCCCAGGTGCTACATAAGTTCCGCTTTCATTTATGTATTTTGGAATGGCAAAATCAGTATTGTTAATCAATGCGCAAGGTGAAGGAAAAAAGAATGATTCAACCTTGTAATCATTTGTGGCAAAGTCATTCTCAGGATCAACCAATTCCAACCGACCATAAACACGGTTACCTTGCGAATTGTAAATGTTATTTAAGTAGTCATTCGATTGCTTGTAAGTCCAAAGATTCTTTTGAGCTTGATAATCAGCCGTTGACGTTAATGTGATGTCCTTTGATATATCTAATTTATTTGACCAATCCTTTGTACTGCCTTCAGCAAGATATTCTAAAATTGGCTTTAATGTCAACAATCGTGGGTTGATGTCATCAGGAATAACTACCAAATTGAACATCTTGAAAAGTGATGAGATAAACTCACTGCATTTCATTATTGGTGCATTAATTTTCCAGTCAATTGGATTGCCATAAGTCTTTGATGCAGATACGCATTCAATATTGGAATTTTGATTAAATGGCTCAGTTGTTTCTGTACTTATATCTTTGAAACGCAATGCCCCTACAGGAAAGGTAGTTGCTGTTGTATCCCATAAAACTAATTCAACTGTTGTTCCAAATTCTAAAAAAAATTCATTAGTTGATGTAGCTCCTAAACTTACAGCTGCTGTTTGTTGTCCATTTATACCAAATAAAAATGTATTTGATAAACTAACTGGAGTAATAAATTTATCACCAATTGGAGTAGTTCTTAAAAATCCAAGTACTGCGCCGCCACTACAAGAATTATATTGCTCAATAGATAATACTGCATTGATTATGTAGTTACCACTAAATGGCGCAGTATAAATATTGTCTCCAGTTACGTTTGTACCTGGATCACTAATGATATTCATCGCAGGAACTGTATAGCTATAAATAGTTGTACCATCAGCAAGAGTAATTGGTGCAAAATCACTCCCATCAAATCCAACATTATCAATTCCACCTTCAACTCTATACACCGCTTGGTCACCATTGCCACCAATCATAACCATTGTGTTACCTTCACTTGTAAATGGTATCCACATCTTATCTAACTGCTCTGAAAGTGTGGTGCTATTTGCTTCATTGAATGTGAATCCACTCAATGCGAAAATCTTATCAAATATGTATCTTGATTTTACGAATGGAGTGAGTTCGTATGGCTTAACAATCTCCTCTAAAATTTGGTCATACCATAGCGTGGGATCATAATAAATAGACCGCCCATCGGATAAGCTATTGCCCACCCATTTGTTGCCCCTATCAGTTAATCCAAATTGGATATCTGCATAACCTGCAACATCATCAATTGTGCTGAATGTTATATCAATTGGATAATCAGTTTGTAGTTCTGAAGCTATGTAGTTTTTGAAATCAGCATCCCCAATGGTCTTGAAAAAATCCACTACGTTACCAAAGAATACAATCTCCAAATCGGACACTTCACCATTGCTTGTATATGCAGCTTTGAATTGAACATATCCCTCAATGATTGGAATGGTATCAACTGTGATTGATGCATTGATTTTGCGCTTTGGATTGAACCCACTGAATTGAAAAGTATTCTCTTGCACAAATCCAAATATCTTGGCATTGGTCTCCGTGAATGGAATGCGAAAAGTACGTGAAAAGTTACCACGTGGTGTGAGGTCTTTAATGTCATTGAACGAATAGTTCAAAGAGATGTTCTCATTTTCGTATAAGTCTACCAAATACGGAGTATTATCCGCTTGGGTATATAATATTAAAGCTGTTTCCATTTCTTAAATTTATGGGCAGTTACCGAATCCAATAGTGATATAAACGTTTCCTGAAATAGTACCTAACCACCCTGCGGGTAGACGAAAATCAAAATAACCAATATTGCCATTGTTTCCACCCCATACACC